GATATTGACCTAGGTGACCCATCAAAGTCCTTCGATGCAGTGGACAAGAAGATAGCCGAGGTGCAGGGGTTCAGTGCAGCATCCGATGATCGCTACAAGATACTTGAGATGCACGTTGACTTTGATCTGCCGGGGTATGAGGACGAGGATGAAGATGGGGAGCCAACGGGGATTGCACTGCCGTACATCATCACTATTGAGAAATCAAGTAACACTGTACTGGCTATCAGACGCAACTGGAACCCAGACGACAAGCTGAAGCAGAAGCGGAATCACTTCGTGCACTACTACTATATACCCGGGTTTGGGTTCTATGCCTTCGGTCTGATCCACTTGATCGGGGCGTTTGCTAAATCTAGCACCTCATTGATCCGCCAGTTAGTAGATGCAGGTACGCTGTCTAACTTACCGGGTGGGTTCAAGACTAAGGGCCTACGTGTAAAGGGTGACGATACGCCAATATCTCCGGGTGAGTTCCGTGATGTGGATGTAGCGTCGGGCACCATAAAAGATAACATTATGACCCTGCCGTACAAGGAGCCAAGTCAGGTCCTGATGGGGTTGTTGAATCAGATCGTGGATGAAGGCCGTAGGTTTGCAAGTGCCGCAGATATGAAAGTATCTGATATGTCAGCACAATCTCCAGTAGGTACAACCCTAGCAATACTGGAAAGAACGCTTAAGGTGATGTCAGCAGTTCAGGCGCGTATCCACTACTCGATGAAACGGGAGTTCAAACTCCTAAAAAACATCATCCGTGACTATACCCCTGATTCGTATGACTATGAGCCCGGTGAAGATAAGCGGATGGCGAAGCAAGCTGATTACGATATGTGCGACGTGATCCCGGTATCTGATCCTAACGCAGCAACAATGTCTCAAAAAGTAGTTCAGTACCAAGCCGCTATGCAGTTAGCCCAGCAAGCCCCTCAGTTATATGACTTACCACTACTACATCGTCAGATGTTGGGAGTTCTGGGGATAAAGCACGCTGACAAACTAGTAAAAATGGAAGAAGACCAGAAACCGGTCGATCCAGTATCTGAAAATATGGCGATGCTCCAAGGCAAGCCGGTCAAGGCATTCATATACCAAGACCACCAAGCACATATACAAGTACATACCGCTGCGATGCAGGATCCGATGATTATGCAGACTATGGGTCAGAACCCGATGGCGCAGGCGATTATGGCATCAGCACAAGCTCATATTGCGGAACACGTTGCATTTGAGTACAGGAAACAAATCGAAGAGCAACTTGGTGTGCCTTACCCAGCACCAGACGAAGAAATGAGCGAGGATATGGAAGTACAAATATCCCGTCTAGCCGCAGCCGCAGCTCAGAAGGTACTACAAAACAGTAAATCTATGGCGGCACAGCAACAAGCTGAACAAGCACAACAAGATCCAATCGTGCAAATGCAGCAACAAGAGCTACAAATAAAGCAACAAGAAGTACAGATAGCTCAGCAGGATCAAGCCTTGAAAGCGCAAAGACTGCAGATGGATGCAATAGCTGCGGCAGATAAACAGGATCTAGAAGAGAAACGCCTCGAGTTTGAAATACAGTTGGCGGGGGTTAAACTAGGTTCTGAGATTAAGAACAAGGAAAAGAAAATGCAGATGGATGCATTATCTGCGGCGGACAAGCAGGAGTTAGGCGAAGCTAAGGCCCATCTCGATGCACAAGTTAAAGGCGTACAGTTAGGACATCAGATAGCTTCGGCACACAAGGCCGGGATGAATCCTAGACTACCGGGGAAAAATAAATGAACGTACTAGAACTTATTCTAGAGAAGCTAGACGACCAGAAAACTCGTATGGTTGACGATATAGCTACAGGGAACAGAAGTTTTGACGAGTACAAGCATGGCTGTGGTGTAGTAAGGGGTCTTCTCATTGCGGCTGAATTAGTAAAAGACCTCAAAGAGCAAATGGAGAAATCTGATGAATGAAGGTGAGATTCTTATCGGCACAAACCCCGATAGTTTGGATTCAACCGTACTACCAGCAACACCGGAGGAGAAAGCAAAGCAGCTACCAGAACCAACAGGCTACCATATACTATGTACGATTCCTGAAGTTGAGGCTAAGTATGGTAGTGGGTTGTTAAAGTCTGATATTTCAATGCGGCACGAAGAAGTACTAAGTACCGTGTTCTTTGTAATGGCGTTGGGCCCAGATGCGTATGCAGACAAAACACGCTACCCGTCAGGACCTTGGTGCAAAGTGGGTGATTTTATTCTAGCCAGACCAACTTCAGGTACTCGTTTGAAGATACATGGGCGCGAGTTTAGGATCATGAACGACGATAGCGTGGAAGCTGTAGTAGAAGATCCAAGAGGCATCTCACGCGCATAGTGCAAATTTGTATTAATGGCAGTCACGTAGCCACACATAAGGAGTATTAAAATGTCCATAGAGAAACCCGGGCAAGATGAGTTTGAGTTCCCCGATGAGGCGGAACAGGTTGTAGATAGCCACGAAGAAGTAGATGAGCTGGACATAGAGGTAGAAGACGATACCCCTGCAGCAGATCGTGGGCGGCAACCGTTACCTAAAGAATTAGTCGATGAGCTTGAGAAAGATGAGCTTGAAGAGTATTCAGATAAGGTAAAAAATCGTCTTAAACAGATGAAGAAGGTCTGGCACGATGAGCGCCGTGAAAAAGAACGGGCAATGCGTGAACAGAACGAGGCTATGGCTTTTGCTAAGCGTATGCTGGAGGAGAATAAGAAACTCAAGACAACATTGTTTGAGGGCGAGAAAACTTACTTAGATACGTACAAGGCATCAACGGAACTCGAACTAGGGGTAGCCAAAAAACAGTACAAAGATGCTCTTGAAGAAGGAGATTCTGACGGCATCGTAGAAGCTCAAAGTAAATTAAACGAAGTAAACTATAAGATTCAAAAAGCTAGAGAATATGTACCTTCTTTACAGGAAACAGATAGTAGTGTATATAGTGAAGCAACACCTTCTAGAGTAGTACCAGAGCCGGATTCAAAGGCTTTAGCGTGGAAGGACAAGAATACTTGGTTCCAACGTGACGAAGAAATGACGGCGTTGGCATTAGGACTGGAGCAAAGATTAGTACGGGAATATGGCCCTCAGTTTGTGGGCACAGATAAGTACTGGGACACCATTGACGAAACAATGCACAAAAGATTCCCAGAGTATTTTGGGGTCGAAGAAAAAACGACGACCGGGGGCGGCAGGCCCGATTCGCGCACAGGAACAAGGTCATCCAATGTAGTTGCTCCAGCGACCCGCAGTACATCCTCCAAGCGGATAAAACTAAATGCGTCGCAGATGGCATTAACTAAGAAACTAGGAATAACTCCCCAAACTTACGCTAAGGAGTTTTTAAAGACATCTAAGGAGAATAACTAAAATGACTGCAAATAGACTTGCACGCGAACTTGATACCCGTATTATCACGGAACGCCCCAAACAGTGGGCACCGCCTGAGTTGTTACCTGAACCGGATAAACAACCGGGGTACGCATATCGTTGGATTCGTGTCTCCACACTTGGACGCTCAGACCCACAGAACCTCTCAGTAAAAATGCGAGAAGGTTGGGAGCCCGTCAAAGCTGAAGAACAACCTAAGTTCTCACTGTTAGTAGATCCGAATAGTCGTTTTAGAGACAATATCGAGATCTCCGGGTTATTGCTCTGTAAGACACCTGAAGAATTAGTACAACAGCGTAATGATTATTATGCTGACGTTACTAAGAAACAGATGGAGTCGGTAGACAATAGCTTTATGAAACAGAATGACCCACGGATGCCTCTCTTTAACGAGAAAAGATCCACAGCGTCGTTCGGAAAAGGACGTTAACTTTAACTTTTTTAGGAGTTTAATATGGCTTACCCTACTGTAAACGGGCCTTATGGGTTTCTACCTATAAACCTGATTGGCGGTCAAGTGTTCGCGGGTTCTACCCGTAACATGGAAATTGCAAGTGGTTACGCAACCAATATTTTTTACGGTGATTTTGTAAAGAGAGTTGTTGGCGGCACTATTGAGAAAGATACTGGAACTACTGCTAACACACCTGCTGGCGTGTT